GCACTTTGTTAAAGTAGGGGCTAAGTTTGCAGACCCAAATCTTCAATCGACAGTTAGAGAACGTATGTTTATCAGACTATTAGAGGGATTACACAAAGATGAAGCTGAATTACTTTGTTTTGTGAAAGATAAAATTGTACATCAACAGTACAAAGGACTGTCTAAAGAAGTTGTAAAAGAAGCATTTGGACTAGATGAAGAGTTTAAAGAGTCTAAATAATGGTACAATCTTTATAGGAAGTCTATTACTATGCAAAATGAAGCTGAGTTGTATGTATGTGGTGTCCTATGTCTTGGACACTCCAACATCTAAATAATCCCCCTCTTCACAAAATTTATAAGCGTTTAACGATCTGCGACTTATTGGTGCCTGAGGGATATTTTTATATTTTCTAATAAAGATTTAGGATCATATTAAAAGATCAATATGAAAAAAATATTCATATTTGTTTTTTTACTCGTTTTTATACTTCCCAATTTATTAGGAAGCGCTCAACTAACTACCGCACCGATTTTCCAATGGAATCCAGTGTTGGTAGATGGGCATAAGACTGACCTGCTTTTTATTTCTTTTAATAAACAGCAACAGCTTGAAGAGAGTAAAAAACAATTAACTTGTCTTGCTCGGAACATATATTTTGAAGCACGTAACGAACCATTTGCAGGACAATTTGCCGTAGCTCTAGTAACTTTAAATAGGGTTCACGATAGTGCATTTCCAAATACATTATGCGGTGTTGTTTATGAAAGTAAACTCGACTCTAACGGTGATCCAAGACTTCATAGATGTCAATTCAGTTGGTACTGCGATGGTATTTCAGATACAATTAAAAATGAATCAGCCTATGAAAAGACAACCAAGATTGCAGAACTTGCAGTAAATTCGTATGCAACCATGAAAGAAGATGGTTTAGATTATACAGAAGGAGCTAGGTTCTATCATACATATGAAGTTAACCCTAAGTGGTCAACAATTTTTCCCAAAGTTGGTAGGATTGGAGACCATATATTTTATAGATAATAATGATACATCAACTTGAAAAACTTGAGAACATCACACAAGAATGTGTAAGTAGTTGGCCCAAAGGGGAATTATATTTGATGTTTAATAACCTTTCAGAAGCCATACATTCTTTAGAACAACAAGAGTCCTTATCCACAGTGGATATGGAACAATTAGGAACTATAGAACATTTGATAGTAAAACTTTTTGCAACAAAATATAATGCCGACATATCAATATAAATGCAACAACTGTGACTTTGAATTGGAAGAAGTCTTTAGAATATCTGACAGGAATATTCCTGTAGAACATCCAGAAAAATATGGAAACTGTAGTGACGTAAATGAAAATTGTGAGATTCGTTTAGTACCATCAGCGCCTGGTATTCAATACTCTATACAGGGCGATGGTCGCAATCTTACCTCAGATGGGTTTAAAGACCGTATGAAAGAGATTCATAGAACAAGCCCAGGCAGTCAATTAGGAGATTACACATAATGGCACAACAGATGATAACTTTTGATCAATTAGTCGAGATAGAAGGAATAACTAAGAATCAAACTGAAATATTTAAAGAGTACAAAGCTGGTAAGAATCTTTTTCTGTACGGCCCTGCCGGAACTGGAAAGACATTCATACTGTTGTATAATGCAATAAAAGAAGTACTCAATCCAGATAGTGAATTTAAAAAAATATATATCGTAAGGTCATTAATCAATACTAGGGAAGTAGGTATGATGTTAAAGGATGAAGATAATTCTTTATACCAAGTACCTTATGATAATATGTTACGACTTATGTTCAAACTACCAGTTGAAGACCAGTTTGAAGCTTTGTATGAAGAGTTGAAACGACAAAATAGTTTAGGTTTTCTTTCAACATCTTTCTTACGAGGCATTACACTTGACAATTCTATCATCTTGGTAGATGAATGTCAGAACTTAAATTTTCATGAGTTAGATACTATAATGACCAGAGTTGGTCAAAATTCTAAAATCATGTTCTCTGGTGATTTTGACCAGACCGATTTAAGAGTTAATGAAGAGAAGTCTGGTTTAGGCCAGTTCTTAAAAATTATCAACGAAATGATAGAGTTTTATTCATGTGAGTTTGATATTGGTGATATAGTAAGAAGTGGTTTAGTCCGTTCCTATATCATCCAAAAATATAATACTGGATTAGGAGATAGAGAATGATGTTACCCTTACTATTATTTAATGTTATATCAAGTCTTGTCATGGACAAGGCTCAGAGTTTAGCAAAAACCCATGTGGAAAAAATGTTAGATGACATACTTCCAGATGATGCAAAAGAGGAATTAGATACTCTAATTTCTGAAGACACAGCCCATACGTTTGAAACTGCAACAGATGCATTACAAGGTGCTGTAGAAGGTAAACTTCCAATATCCCTTTCAGATGGACAATTGAAACCAGTTGAGATGAATTTCAAGGTTACATTTGACCCCAATACTATGAAGGTGGATGTTGTACAAGATACAGATGAGGTATAAAATGACACAACCAGCAATAAGATTATCTAAAAACTTTACGTTGCCTGAAATGATAAAGAGTGCTACCGCCGAAAGATTGCGTATAGACAATTCTCCTAATGATTTTCATCTGGTAAATCTAACACATCTTTGCATTAACATTTTGCAACCAGTTAGAGAAAAGTTTGGCATAATCACTATCAACTCTGGTTACAGGAGCCCTGCACTAAATGCAAAAGTGGGTGGTTCTAAAACTAGTCAACATTGTAATGGTCAAGCTGGAGACTTTGAATCTTTTTCGACACCTAATCCTGACCTTGCGTTGTGGATTACTAAGAATTTAGATTTTGACCAAATCATCTTAGAGTTCTATGATGGAGTAAACCCCAATAGTGGGTGGGTACATTGTAGTTACAATTTGATGGGTAATCGTAGAAAAATCATGACTGCACTTAAAACTAAGAGTGGAGTCGTTTATAAAAATGGATTTGTGAATAAATAATAAATTATGTTAAATAAAATTTATGAAAGGCAGGTCATTTCTGAGTTGCCTAAACTTGTGAGAAAAAATGTAGGGGGAAATCGTCTTTACGAAACACCTAGTGGAGACTACCCCTCTATCACATCAGTACTATCAATACGAGGAAAAGAAGGTATCTATGCATGGCGTAAACGTGTAGGAAACGAAGAAGCTAATCGTGTTACTAAACGTGCGACAACCAGAGGTACACACTTCCATAGTCTATTGGAAAATTATTTCTTAAATGAAATGGGAGACCCCGATACCTTTTGTTCAACTGCAATGGCCAAAAGTCCTGCCGTGTGGTATCTGTTTCTAGAAGCAGTACAAGTTCTAGAAAACCAAATAGGAGACATATATTGTATCGAAGATTATTTGTATTCAGATGAATTTAAAGTAGCTGGTACAGTCGATATGATAGCTGATTATAATGGTGAAGTAACGGTTATAGATTTTAAAACATCTAACAAACCGAAGAAAGAAGAATGGATTGAAAATTACTTCATTCAAGGGACAGCCTACGCCAAGATGTTCACAGAACGCACAGGCATACCCTGTAGACAATTAGTAATATTTATTGTACCAGATGATGGTATTCCCCAAATATTCACTAAAACTGTTGATGAGTTCGTACCCACCCTCAAAATGGCAATAGAAGATTTTGATAAGTATCGAAATAAAAGACTTGACATTTGAGATAATCTGTAGTATAATAGTATTATATTAAAAAATTAAATGGAAATAATAACACCAACGAAGTTTGGAATCTTAATAGAGACAATGGTTCTCACTAAAAATATGTCATACATGGATGCTTGTTTAGAGTATTGTAGTGACAATAACGTGGAACCAAATTCTTTAGGACGATTAGTAAATAAGTCATTAAAACAAAAGATACAAGTGGAAGCTGAAGAGTTACACTATTTTCCTAAAACAAATACATTGCCAGTATGATTTGGAAGCCCTTGATGCATATAAAGTTTATCTAGGAATGAGATTGCACTTTCAGTCTGATACTTATGATTATGTGAAATATAACGGAGCTGTAAGATGTTCTAAAGAATCTTTCTTAAAGAGAAACGATAGATATTTCTTTCATAAACTATCAAAAAGATATAAGACTAAGACTGAATTTGAACATTTCCTAGTGAGTAACTTTGCAGTAGAAGATAATGTGAACCCTAAGTGGTTAACACAAAAGACGGCTGATTCAAACTATAGTAACTGGACAAAGAATCAACAAATGATTTCAAGATTATTTGAGCAAGACTTAAAGTCATGTCTTGACAATACAGATACATTCGGTAAGTTGTTTTTATCAGAAAGTAAAAAACATCCCCCGATTGTTAAGATGATTTTACAGAAAA